TTCGTTGCGCTTACCTTCAATCACCATAAAATCAATATCGGTAATTTCTAATGCTCGATGTACTACCTTAACCAAATCAGGATGAACGCCACGGAGGTTTTCTTCGCTACGTTTGCTTAATCTAAACTTACTCACTTTTAACCCCCACTTTATTTTTAATCATATTGCTTGCCTTCTCTACACCCCAATAACCAATCATCACACTGGTGAAGTAAGCTAAGTCTGGGTTCATACCAAGAAGAGAGAGTAGGTCTTTAGCGAACCAACCTAAGAAGGCGCATAAGAATCCATCTAAAAGCGTCTTCTTCCACCCACCTCCGTTATACATCCCTCTCAATATCGCGACAGTTCCAGCCAAACCAGCAAACATTCCTTGCTCTTTATATTGAGATAGATAACTAAATACCTGATCCCAAAATTCAGGGGTTTCTTTCATATGATTCATACTCACCCCCTATTGGAGGAATTAGTTAATAGAACGCCGACTCACAGCTCTTGCGTGAATGTGAGGTATTGTGACTGATTCCGTGGTCGGCATATGAGTTTAGCGATGCCGGAATTGAACCGACGCAAGCGACTGTATGGCTGTCGCACATCACCATGATGAGATCGCTAAAAGAAAAAAAAGACCGCCTAAGCGATCTTCAAAATGAGTTGTTCGGAATAACCGAACATGTGAAATAGCGTTATCGGAATTCCGGCATCGGAACAATATCAATAACTTAAACTATGCTACCCTCATCAAGGAAGGTAATACCCTCGAATTCGGGGGAATTAAAATAGAAAGCCCCAAGTGTATCGCAAGCCAGATTTCTCCGTTCTGCGTAGGGACTATGAGTGGCACTGTTTCGGTAACAAAAAACCCCGCCGAAGCGAGGTCTTGAATTCTTTTAACGTTAACGAAATGGCAATAACCCATCGTTAGAACGATATTTACACAAAAAAGTGCAAAAGTCAATTCATTCGTTAGAAGTATTCGTTTTTAATTTGTTACCTTTTTTAGTATGTAATCTGCGTTACTTTCTCCTTTTTCACACTCAACCGCCAATGACTCATAAAATTTACTAACTGAACGCTTCCACTGGTCAATCGTAATCCCTAAGTGAGACACTGATTGAAAAGCTTTTGATGCAGGTATTCGCTCATAGCCACGACCAGAGCAACGCTTACAGGGCATGCTGACAGCCTCACCAGTTAACCTTAGTGTTTCCTTATCTATTGCCATGCCACGCCCTTTGCAGTCATTGCACGCACAAGAAACATAACCTTTACCATTACACTTATCACAAGTGCATGACTCGGTGTCATTAATAATACGAACTTCTTTACCAAAGACTTTTTTAACCTTAATCGCCTTTACCTTAAAACCTGATCCGTTGCACTTTACGCACTCAGTAACACTTGATGCCGATCTGCAATAATCTGCATAAGCGAATTTTGCGAGTATTTGCATTACCTTTCGCTTAACATTCATATCGAGCTTGCGTAATGCTGAAACCTTGTCGCAGTGATTCAATGCATGCCGAGTTAAAAGTTGTATCGCTTTATCTCTGTCATTTCGGCTTATTCCCATCTTCCCCAAGAATGCTGAATAGCCGAATGACTCTTTACTCTGACACATGCCAAAAGCACCCATGACATCAGTGCCGGTTAATCTATCTGGCGATGTTGAGCTAGGCGTATCTGATATTGATGTGGTTTTAGCGAAGTGATATTTAACAGCGCTTTCTAGGTTCATCTCGCCTCCGGTAATACTGTGTGGTATCTATCGCAACCGACTGAGTACATGATCCGGTTACCACATCTCTTTCCCTGTACTGTTTCGACGACTTTCATGAATCCGTTATTTAATTGAATAACTGATAAATAGCGCTTTGTTTTATCACCAGTGCGCTCTGTTAATGCCCTAAATCTGCATTCTTCGATAACTGCGACTAAGTCAGTGAACATCATCTATCTCCCATATCGTGATATCTAATGAGCCATGAGCAACCTTTTCACCTCGGCGGATTCGCATATCATCAATCTGGCTATCGTCCATCCAGAATTCGGCATGAGTTAACGAATCGAAAACGGCTTTAGGCAAGTTATCGAGGTCTCTTTGTCGTTTATCTGGGGGATTTGCTGTGATGACTATTTTGATACGGGAAGTGGTTTTGACGTCTAGGTTATGTTGCTTGATATAATCTGTTACTTGCTTTCGGTAGCTGGTGCCTTTGGTTGAGATGTAATGCCGTCCTCTACAGTGTCGCCAGTATGTATTATTACTCGGTGGCCACGGCAGTTTTAAGTGATATTCGTTCATACCTTAATCTTACCCTCCTTGATGAGAATATCCTGAGTGCGAATAACACCTTCTAAATGACATTGCTTTGCATATTCCGCGTCAGTAATTCGTGTTCTTCGGTCTATTTCATCGTGACAAGCGCTACATGCCCAAGCACCAAAAATATCATTAGGTTTTATTCCGGTACCGCAAATGCCAGACATTCGATAATGAGCTAAGACGACAGTTTCAGAATTACCATTACAGACACCCGGCATTCTAATTTGGCATTCACGACCTCTAGCTTCTTTGCGTAAGTTAGCCATACACGATCCCCATTAACAATGTGATAATCGAAAAGAATAGAATTACGTGGCGGGTTCGTATTTTTGATGGTTTATCTAGCCCAAGATATCGCTTTACCCATTCAGGATTTTCTTTAAGTGCTTTTCGTAATGACTCGCTACTCATCTCCCTCTCCTTTGATTTTCTCCATCACTTCCAAATGAGCGTATTCATCAGCACACTTGCTACACACATAAATTTCATCATCTGTTAGCTGTCTATTGCATGACACGCAGTTCATTGCGAACTCCTTTGAGTAACGAGTCTATTTTCATCAACATCGGATTACCCATGCCTGAGACGTTGGCTTTATCGACAAATGACAACCCACACATAAAATCATCCAGTACTTTTCTAGGTTTCTTTGCTTCAACTTTCTTCGCTTTTGGGAAAAGTGGAAGATTAGCCAGTCGTTCTTTTTCAAACTGATTTCTTAAGCGAGTAATCGCATCGTCTGTTACCGCGTAGTTATTGATTGGGCGAGTGCGTTTACGGCTCTTTGTTTCAACATGCTCTACACACTGGAATGCAAGTAACTTTCTCAGAATCGTTCCTACTCTTGCGGGTGTTAAACCCGTAACAGATGAAATAGTGTTGTGATTAAATGAGATAAATTCACGACCAACCACTATCACTCGCGCATAAGTCCTGTATTGCTCTTCGGTCATTTCTCAGCCTCCAACTCAATAGCCCGTTTTGCGGATGCCAGCACTTCACATAAATCTTGCTCTTTGTCTTTATGTCCTCTCAATCCAGCGCAGAGAGCTTTTTTAATTAAATGCTGCAATGCTGGGTTAGTTACTTCAAAGGCTTTTAAAACGTCATACACATCGATTGTTATGCCTTTACATGGTCTGTCGTATTTACTCATTTTGTTTCCTTTTCAATTTCATGTATTCAGAGTTATCAGGTATCGTCACGAAACAACCTATACCTACCGCCCAGCGTTCAACCTGCTCCATGAAGTGGAACATTTCACCTTTATCAAGTTTTGATGTTTTCCGAAGTGTCCTTACTCGCTCTGTAAGCTGTGTAGTAACGTCAACCATATCGACCACCTCATAACCTAAGAATGTATGCTTAAGCATCTCCTTAACGGTTTCTGGTGTGTAATTGGCGTTGTTCTTACATAGGTATTTACTTATCTCTCCGCACCACATATGAAAGGTGGCATTCTGAGATAGTGATCGTGTGGACTTCCAAGGCTTGATAATGATCCGGTGTGGTTGTTTTGTTGCTAGAACTTCTTTGAGGTGTTGCCATGCGGTATTTTTGGTTGATTCGTGGAAGAGGAAATCTGCTTCCAAGCTAGCCTCCTATATCAACGCATCTCTCAATCCTGTTTGAACGTATTTAATATCGTGAGCTATAAGAATATCCCACTCATGATAATCGTGTCCGTAGTAGTGACCTCCAGACCATGCGCGTTTATCTTGGTCATTCAGTATGAAATCCCATTGTTCATCATTGAGCTTAACTAAACGTGCAACGTTAGTGTCGAATACCTGTTGCTTAATCATTCGTGCAAGTGGTGATTCCATCATTCACCCTCTGGCATTGGTGGGATTGGCATCCAGTATTCGACATCAGAGAATTTGATGGGTTTGTTGGGGAAATAAGTAGCTTCCCACTGAAGAGATAATGTTATTTCATCATTAAGATTGACCCGATTTAAAAATAAAACCACTGGCGTTCCTTCTAAAAATGCTATAACCGGATCACCGATAACAGGCAGTCTTTCACTACATTTGACTCTATTAGTTCCCTGCATAATATTCCTCTGGCATTGGTTCAAATGATTGAATATCGAAATCCCAATAAGGTGCAATTTCGCATCGACCACAGCTATCATATTCACCGTTGTCTCTCGTAACGCTGATTTGATATGTGCCATGTTCAGTAAACATTTCATACTCTTCAGCATCTTGTAATAGCTGCGTTTCGATGTCCTGTAATGCACTTACTGGCGCAGGCCCTTTGAGAAAAATCACACAAATGCAATCTTTGCCCATGTAAAGAACTTCTAGTTGAATGCTCTTAGTTGAATTAATTCCCTGCATTAGATACCTCCTTTCGGTTTAGTCTTTTAACAAACGCATCAGAATCAATTCTTAAAAGGCGATTCATAACCTTTTCACAACGATACGGCTTATGCATTTTTCGATTGCGATCTGCTGTCTTTCCCCCGCCTCTCACATATCTGCGCTTCCGTGTCATTGCCTCATCAGCGTAGAGCCACATCAACTTTTTAAGCTCTGTTCCTTTCATCTAAAAATCCTCTTGCGTGTTAAACGTTGGCACCTTGGAATCGCCGTTGTTGTGGTCTGCTACTTTGTTGACAGATGCTAGATGCTTGCGCCTGATCGGTGTCAAGAAAGTGACCATTTTTGAATAATTGATAAACCGTACCCAATTTCCCGAATCGGTTTTTTGTCACAATTATTTCTGCGTAAGCTGCTGCGGGGGAGTTCTCATTATAGACTGCGTCGCGATAAAGCATGATGATGCTATCTGCATCTTGCTCTACACTTCCTGAGTCTCTTAAATCCGCATTGGTAGGTCGTTTGTTCGGTCTCTTTTCAACATCACGAGATAGCTGGCTTAGTGAAATAACAGGCGTTCTGATGTTTTTAGCCAGACCTTTCAACGTTGCTGAAATATGAGCAATAGCTAAGTCGTTACGCTCTGCGCGAGGCTTCTCGATTAACCCTAAGTAATCAACCATGATCAACGATAATTCAGGATGACGTTTCTTGTGTCGTGTTGAAATTGCAGTGATTTGTTCAACGGTTAATTTGCTAGCATCCACAACCCAAACATTCAGGCCAAGTAAATTACCTGCACCCATTGATACCCTACCCCAATCTTCATCACTCATACGAGATGGGTTTCTCAATGCGCTAACAGATAGGTTTGCTGATCCTGCAATCTGGCGCTCTACGATTTGCTGGGAGTCCATTTCCATCGAGAAAATTAAAACGCCTTTCTTGGTGTCAGTGCCGATAACATTTTGAGAGGCAACGCCTTCTGTAATTTTCAGCGCAATCTCTGTTTTACCCATTCCTGGTCGAGCGGCGATAATGACCAAATCAACAGGGTTGATACCCCCCATAATTTCATCTAATTCGCGGATCCCCGTTTTTAGTGTGTCCGATTCCTCGCCTTTGTTAACACGTTCTTGCAGAACTTCGGTGTAATCTTCAATTAACGACGAAACATGAACGGGAGCAATACCACCTTTCGAGGAATGCATATCAGATGCCTGAGCAAGAAAACTTTCCATTGCCTCACTGGCTTGCTCAATAGTTCCGTTCTCAATCACACCACGCACAGAATCCATTAGCTGGATCATCGCTCTGCGATTGTGATTATCAGTCACCATCTTGGCATAGCCTTTTAGGTTGGCTGCGCTAGGGCAATCCTTGGCTGTCTGAATGATGTTGGCGAGATGCTCACGCCCCATTCCTTCAGCAACCATCATCATATCGATGACACCGCGAGACTTGGCTTGTTTTTGAATAACTTGATAGGCTTCACGATAAAACCTAACTGAAAATGATTCAGGCTCTAAAGTAGCTAAAACATCCGAGGCATCAGGTGTTAACCCTGAAATTAACAAACCGCCAATAACACTTGCTTCAAATTCCGTATTGATCACTTAAAACCCCCTGTCAGCAAATTTACCTTCTCGAACACCCGTCAACGTTGTTTCTCTTAGCAGATAATCAATATCAGCCGTCCAGCCTGTATCGTTTTCACCAAAATAAAATGGCTTAGCCATCCGCACAAAGGCTCTAACGTAGGCTCTCCAACCATCAACATTTGCCGTTGCAAGGTTTTTGATTATCTTCCTGATCCGTGTTTTACGTTTCTCGTTAGCTTCCACAGCATGAGGCAGTCTGTCGCCAACCTCCTCGTTGTAGGCATTGAGATATTCATCGTAATTAATTGGAGTTGATTTTCTCTTGGTAGGTTTTGCCGATTCTCCCCCTTTCACCTCGTGAGGGGTAAGGGGTGTATTACTTTCTTTCTTTTCTTTTGTAATAGTTTCTTTTGTGTTTAGCTGACTTGGCTTATGTGAATTAGCCGTTTTAGCTAATGTTTTATTAGCTGACTTAGCTAATGTTTCGCTAACTTGGCTAATATTGAAATTCCACTCAGTAAAATCTTTGTTAATTCCAATTTTATTACCTGATGAAATAACAATATTCATAGCAATCATTTCATTCTTCGCTTTGCAAACATGAGTATGATGAATGCCTGTCATTTCAGCTATTTGAGTGTTTGTAATACGGTCTAACTTTTTGCCGAAGCCGTATGTCTTTCTGATGATCGCCATAACGACTTTTAGTTGTCTTGCTGTTAAATCTGCACACATAACAGCTTCAAATAGGTCGTTGGCTATTCTTGTGTAACCATCTTCAAGATTTGCCACTGTTGACCTCTCTTGCCGTCGTTGATTACCAAAATCTGCATATGCAACATTACTCATGCGATCCTCCTAGTAATTTCTCACGATGCTCATTTCTCAATTTTGCATCTTCGAATGCTTCCTTTAGACGTTTACTTCCTAACGGTGTCACTTCTCGTAACGTCTTATCTCGCATGATATTTTTATGCACTTCGTGACGATTAAACCAATGATTAACTTTCTTCTTCATGGTATAATTCCCTTATTCCTAAGCTGTATCAGACAAGAGAAATATAAATTCCCCTTGTCGTAATTACTGGTTATTGATACAGTGTATTTGTTAAGTTAAATGGTTAAGTCCATTTGTTGGGAAGCCTCAGTTACCGCTGGGGCTTTTCTTTTAATCTTTCCCTTCCCTTCAAGCATCTGAATCAATCTCTCTGCGTAATCACCCTCAATGACAACCTTTGTTGGTTTCTCACTAATAGCGACTGAATCAGGTGGTAATCCAAGCTCTGTTATTGCTTTGCAAGCAAGCTCAAATATTCGATTTTTATCACGACTTGAAGTTGATGGATGAACGCCTAGCATTTTTGCCAGTCCGTTATTTCCGACTGAATACATTTGTTTTAGATAGAAGCTCATCAATTCATTTGACGAACACTCTACTTTGATAGTTTTTGATAGTTCCATTTGTTAAATTCCTTCTTAGATTACTTCTCGTTAGAGAACAGCAGTAATGATCCGTGGCTCATTCCATATGAGCGGATTGTT